AATGCACCACGTGCGCGAGCAGTTGTAAAGTACAAGTTTGTTGAACCTTCAGCGGTAGCATCTGTACTGAAAGTAATGTTAGCAGTACCATTGAAGCTTGCACCGTTAATAGTACGAGCTGTTTGTAAAGCTGTTGCTGTAGAAGCATTGCCAGCTAGTGCCGCAGTAATTGTACCAGCAGTAAAATTACTATTTGCATCCTTTGTAACAACTGTACCAGTGCCCAATGATAAGCCGCCGCCAGCTGCGGAAATTGTTGCTTCACCTAATTTAATTGTGTTACCACTTAGGTATAAGTCGCGGAAACGTTTAGTTTCGCTACCTAAGTCATAAACAATGTCAGTTGTTGGTACAATGTGGCCGCCTACTGTTGCACCATTGATAACTGGACTTGTCAATGTCAAGCCAGCTACTGTTGCTGCTGTTGCACCTAAGTTAACAGAAGTTGAACCAATTGTTACGCTGGAGTTAGTTAAACTTGAATTTGGGATACCGCTAAGGTTAAACACACCAGTTAAACTGTTGTAGCTAATACCTGAACCGCCGGAAACACTTAAACTTGTTCTTGCACGAGCTTGTGTGAAGTATATATTGGATGTACCTTCTGCTAAGTCGTCAGTATTTACAGCCACTGGGTGGTACACTGCGCCATCGTTAGTGAATGTCCACTTGTCAGAACCTTCGTTCCAACGAATTTGTGTGTTGGCTTCGTCGCCACGTTCAATTTCTAAGCCTGCGTTTTGTGTTGGTGCGCCTGTTGCATCACTGTTCAAAGTGATGATGTTGTCAGCCAAGCTGATTGTGTTTGAGTTAACACTTGTTGTTGTACCGCTAACTGTGAAGTTACCAGCAACTACAACACCGGATGCATCAACTGTCAATGCAGTAGAACCATCAACTGTAACTGTAACTGTACCAGTACCTGTATCAACTACAGAAATGTTACTGTTACCTTGAGCAATACTAGAAGTGCTTACTGCACCAATGGCTGTATCAACATAACCCTTTGTTGCAGCATCTGTACTTGCACTTGGAGCGCCAACACCAATAATCTTGTTGCTGTTCATTTCAAGATCATCGCCGAACTGAACTTTAACGCCATCACTAGATGTAATACGCTTGCCAGCAGTAATTTGCATTGTGCTGTCAACTTGCAATGTTGTTGTGCTTGAACCTAATTGTAAAATACCGTTACCAGTTGTTTTGATACGGATGTTTTGGTCTTGGTCAGCACTGAAAGTAATTGTACCTGTGTCGTCTTGTAGAACTTTACTACCGTTAACGTACAAAGAACCTGGACCAACGTAGATATCTTTCCACTGTGCAGTTGGGCTACCCAAGTCGTACATAATGTCCGAACTAGGAACAATACTACCAGTGATTCCCATGTTACCAGTTAATGTTAAACCAGCAAATGTTGGGCTTGCACTTGTTGTAATGCTTTGGGCAGTGCTGATAACACCGGTACCGCTGTTATAGCTGATACCTGTGCCAGCGCTCATTGCGCCACGGGCACGACTTGTTGTGAAGTATTGATTAGAACCTTCAGCAACATCAGATGTTGATAGTACAACATCACCGGTTAATGTGTTAACCGAAGTTACACCACCGATTTCAACAACAGTAGCAACACCGTTGTCTTTCTTTACATAAATCTTACCATCATACGTGTTGATAGCAAGTTCACCTAATGCTAATTGAGCAGTTGTTGGAACTTTGCTCGGCGTAGAACTACGCTTTAAAATAATTTGATTGGCCATTTTGAGTATATACTCCCTTGGATGTGTTAAGCAGGGTGATCGGTTCCTGCCATTCCAAAGCTATTTAGCAAATCGACATAGTACTGAGTGTATATACGCTTAAAATTCGCCGCCGTCTATGGCAATATCCACGGTTGTTATGGTAGTAATTTGCCCAGATTCGTCAAGAGTTATCACATTTGTTTTGGTTGGAGAGCCATGTGTACCAGTTTGATCAAAATTACCCACGCGGTTTTCACGTGCAAAAGACAAATCAGTTACACCCAAAGTTATTGCACCTGGTGTTGTTAATGTCCAATTTGTCTGGGAATTTGTTGTACCTTCTTCAACAAATACTCGCATGCCCCCAGATACTTCATACATAGAATCTGCATCAGGTGCTCTAACTAGTTTTTTAGTAAAAATGTTCCAAATGTAAATTCCATTTTGTGCAGCATTAGTTTGCCCAGCTAATAATACTCGATCGCGATGAACCAAGTCAATCTCATCAACGGATAACACCATATCAGTCAGCAATAAGTTAGATCGTGTGGCAACCCTGACGCTGTCTTTACTGTCTGAATTAGAACTGACTATCTCTTTTCCGCGAAAAATTGGCATTTTGACTTGATATATACGTAGTAAACGTTGACTTATTTATATAAAGTGCCAGTGAGGAGTCTTCTATAATAGAAAAGAAAAGGGGCATTTCTGCCCCTTTTCACTACATAAACTTAAATTTCTTTAAGATTAGTATGTACCACCGTCGATTGAACTACTTTCGTTCAAGATACCACCAGCACTTAACTGTGCAGTTGGTGTTAAACGAACCATAATGAAATCGTTGGCTTCTGGAGCGGCGTCAAACACGATACTTGTTTCGTCATTAACTGTGTTAATTGTGAAAGAGTATGTTGGGGCTTGAATCAAACCGTTAATAAACACTTGAACGTCATTGATAGTGTTAACTGGCAACTGAGTATTGAAACTTGTTGTTGTACCATCACCTGTGAAGTTCATTGTTGTTACTGTAACAGTAACGTTCTGTGCAACAAATGCTTGTAATGCCGCATTGTAAACCAAAGAGTAACCATCGCTTAAAGAGTTGTTTGCATCTAAAGTAACGTCGGCCAAGTCTAAAACACTTGCGGCTGCAATACGAGCATCTACTCTAGCTGTAGTGTGATACTGGTTAGTAGCACCTTCAGCAATAGCGTCAGTTGTTGGAGTTACAAATGTAAAGTCGCCTGTACCTGGAGCGTAGTCTAGGATAGCAGGATTATCAGTTGTCAATGCAATAGCGCCACGAGCCGCTGCCTGCGTGAAGTACTTGTTAGTAGCTCCTACATCGCTGACATCGTCTGTGTCTAATACTGCAACACCAGTTTGACCGTTAACACTGTGTACAGCAGCCAATGTGCTGATAACACCAGTTGCGGCATCATAGTTGATGTTAGAACCGTTACTTACGCTAGCACGAGCACGAGCTGTTGTGAAGTATTGGTTGATTGCATTTGGCAACTCTTGTACTTCGTCAGTGTCAATACCAGCCAAGCTGAATGTAAAGGCACCAGTTGAAGCATTATAAGATAAAACGCTTGGATCACTTGTTGTTAAGCTAACAGCGTTACGAGCACGAGCTTGTGTAAAGTACTCATTTGTAGCACCTTCACCAATATCGTCAGTGTCTAAAGTTGTACTACCACCCAATGCAACTGATTGACCGTTAACTGTTACGCTATCGTTTGTCAATGAGCTGTTTGGAATAGCAGCCAATGCAATAACACCACTTGTACTATTGTATGTTACACCAGAAGCTGTTGTTGCACTGATGTGAGCGCGAGCTTCTGCGGCACTTGGACCTGTGTATTCAAATGTACCAGTTGTTGGATCGTAGCTGAAGCTACCATCACCACCCAAGTCGCTTGCACTTACTGCGTTGCGAGCACGAGTGTTTGTAAAGTACATTGTACCACTGCCTGTTGTTGCTGCTGGATCTTCAGCAACTTCGCTGGTATCTAAACCAGATAAGTTGAATGTGAATGCACCAGTTACTGCATCATAGTCTAATACAGTTGTATCGCTTGTTGTCAAGCTGATTGCACTGCGAGCACGGCCTTCAGTGAAGTACATTGTACCGCTAGTTGTAGTAGCACTTGGATCTTCGCTGACACTTGCTGTGCTGAAAGAACCAGTTCCACCTAAACTAATTGTAGTACCGTTAACTGTCAATGAGCTGTTTGTCAAACTTGCGTTTGGAATAGCAGACAATGCAATAACACCAGTTGTGCTGTTGTATGTTACACCGCTGTTTGTGTTAGCACTTACTACGTTACGAGCACGACCTTCTGTGAAATACATTGTACCACTTGTTACAGTAGCACTTGGATCTTCGGCTAAATCGCTTGTATCGTGGTTAGCAATACTGCTTACTTGTCCTGTTACATTACCTGTTACATTACCAGTTAAGTCACCTGTGAATGTAGCGGCAGTTACACCAGCAAAAGTAACGCTGTCGCTTGTACCAACTGCTTGGCCAATTGCAACCGCTGTACCTGTTACTGTTACACCAGTACCGGCTGTAACAACTGTGATGTTACCTGTACCATCAAAAGCTACGCCTTGAATTGTACGAGCTGTTTGCAATGCTGTAGCTGTGTCTGCATTACCAGTTAAGGCACCAGTTACGTTACCAGTTACGTTACCAACCAAGTCACCATTGAATACAGGAGCAGACAATGAAGTCGTTACACTTAAACCACCATTGATGTTAACATCTTTGTTGAAGTTCCAGCTGTCTGAACCACTTAGGTAAGTGATAGTTGCATTTGCACCGTCGATAGTTAAACCAGCGTTGTTGGCTACGGCTGCGTTAGCGGCACCTTTGGCCAATGTCAAGTTAATGTCAGCAATTTCAACAGTGTTTGATTGAATAGCTGTTAATGTACCTTGTACTGTCAAGTCACCAGCAACAGTCATATTGTTGAAAGTAACGTTGTCAGTTGTACCAACTGCTTGACCAATAGAAATAACACCACTTGTGCTGTTATATGTTACACCAGTACCACCACTTAAAGTAGCGCGAGCGCGACTTTGTGTGAAGTATTGTGTACCACTTGTTGCTGTTGCGTTTGCATCTTCAGCTACATCACTTGTGTCTTTAGCAGCCAAAGCTGTGTCAAAACGTGCTTGTGTGTAGTATAGGTTTGAACCTTCTGTTAAGTCATCAGTGTCTTTGGCAGCAAAAGCCGAGTCGAAACGAGCTTGTGTGTAATATAAGTTATTAGCGCCTTCACCAATGTCGTCAGTGTCTAAAGTTGTACTACCACCTAATGCAACAGTTTGACCGTTAACAGTAACATCACTGTTTGTCAAACTTGCGTTTGGAATAGCAGACAATGCAATAACACCACTTGTGCTGTTGTATGTTACACCAGTAGCTGTTGTGGCACTGAAGTGAGCACGAGTTTCTAAAGCACTTGGACCTGTGTATGTGAATTCACCAGTACCTTGATTGTATGTGAATGAACCATCGCCACCTGCATCAATTGCACTTACGTCACTACGTGTACGTGCTGTTTGGTAATACAAGTTTGTAGCACCTTCAGCAATGTCGTCTGTAGTTTGGTTAGCCAAGTTGAATGTAAATGCACCAGTTGTAGCGTCATAATCTAAAACGCTGGCCTTGTTACTTGTCAAGCTGATTGCACTACGAGCACGACCTTGTGTAAAGTACTCATTTGTAGAACCTTCACCAATGTCGTCTGTGTCTAATGTTGTACTACCACCCAATGCAACAGTTTGATTATTGATTGTTACATCACTATTTGACAAACTTGCGTTTGGAATAGCACTTAGGCTGAATACGCCAGTTGCTGGATCATATTGAGCACCAGTGTTTGTTGTGGCACTGAAGTGAGCGCGAGCTTCTGCGGCACTTGGACCTGTGTATGTGAATACACCAGTTGTTGAGTCATATGCAAAAGAACCATCACCACCTGCGTCAGTTGCACTGAATTCATTGCGAACACGACCTGCTGTGTAGTACTTGTTTGTAGAACCTTCAGCTACATCATCTGTAGTTGGAGCAGTAACAGTGATAACACCGCTGTTAGCGTCATAGCTTAGGTTTGACCAACCTGCAACACTGATAGAAGCGCGAGCGCGACCTGTTGTGTGGTACAAGTTATTAGTGCCTTCGGCAACTTTGTCAGTGTTTGGCTTGTTGAATGTGAACGCACCGTTTGCGTATGTCAAGATTGTGTTGTCGTTTGTAGTTAAGCTAATTGCACCTTGAGCCAATGCATTAGTGAAATACAAGTTTGTAGAACCTTGAGTAACGTCGTCTGTTGTTAAAGTAACAGCGCCAGTCTGGCCGTTAACGCTCCAAACTGCGGCTTGTGTACTGATAATACCAGTTGCGGCATCATAGTTGATGTTAGAACCATTGCTGATACTATTACGAGCGCGAGCTGTAGTAAAGTACTGGTTAATAGAACCTTCAACAATCTTGTCTGTGTCTGGTGTTGTAAATGTGAACTCACCAATTACATTGCTGTAAGATAAAATTGCATTGTCATCGCTATTTAGGCTGATGTCGCCACGAACTGCTGATGTGTGGTAGTACTTGTTAGTTTGACCTTCTAAGATACCATCACTTGTTGGGTGAGTGTAAGTGAATTGACCAGTTGCCGAGCTATAGCTAAGAACTGATTGGTTGTCACTTGCTAGACCGATGTCACTACGAACTGCGGCTGTGTGGTAGTATAAATTCAATGAACCTTCTAGCACATCATCTGTACTATAGATCATTTGGGCGTTAATTAAACCGTCAACATAACCTTTTGTAGCAGCGTGAAGATCAGCAGCTGGATCTGCACTAAGTGTCAAGAAACCAGTCATTGTGTCGCCAGATTTGGCAACTTTGCCAGCTAAGGCAGTGGTAATAGTAGCAGCAAAACTGGCATCATTGCTAATGGCTGCGGCTAATTCAGACAGCGTATCTAATACGGCTGGTGCTGAGTTAATCAAGTCGCTAACTGCTGTGCTTACGAAGCCAGTAGACGCAATTTGTGTTGTAGCAGTACCTGGAGCGGCTGTTGCAGCCGTTGGGGTACCACGAAGGTCGACTGAGTTGATAATCGAACTCGATCTTGCTTTAATAATAGGCATTTATTTTTCCTCTTTTGAAAGCTTCTATTGAAGCTTTTGTTTTTTTGACTGTTTTAAGTATGGTGTCAAACCAACATTAGAAGACGCTTAGATAACCAGCAACCAGTAGTTTTTCGTTATATCAACGCTACTGTTACTAGCTGTAACTTGAATTTCGTATCGACTAGGACTACTGTTCTGAGGGGCAGTTCCTACAATACTAGAGCCGCTAACTGATAACCAGGTAATAGCAGTCTCGCCTGCATAAGCAGGGCTTAATGTAATGCTCGTTGCGTTATTTACGCCAAGTGCAAAATTAATGGTGTCACCACCGGAAAAACTTCCTATGTAGGAATTTGAATCTGTCCAATAAGGTTTGGAAGTACCAACGTTTATTAAGTTTGTAAAGACAAACTCGTTTCCACTAGTATCAACTAGTGTTAAATCCTGACATGATGACCATAGTGGTCCAACAATGTTACTGGTTTCTATCATCAACTGTAAGGTATTTGCAGTTGGATAGTCAATACGTGTAATAGATTGTCCGCCAATTTTGGCTCCGGTACCATATGTAAGGTCCGTTGCTACAATAGTAATTGTAGTGTACTTATCAATTTGGCTATAACTCACCGCCGAAATGCGAGGTCTTGGGCGATCTGTTGTAGCATTACTTTTTAAAACTTTAACTTGAATTCGGTCACCTGATTCAGGTACCTCATCAAATGACACAATATGATTTTCAATTAAATTGAAACTATAAAAAGGTTCTTGCTGAATACCATTGACACTGACAACAAGATTCTGCGCCGAGCTTGCATTTAGTTGCAAGTCAAACGCAGATGTTACTCCGTCAGCAACAAATGTTTTAGTTGTAACAAACAGTCCCTGCGTTTGCGGAGTAAATTGGCCAAGCGTTAAGTCGTATGCCAATACCTGGCCGTTTGTTTTATTTGTTACATCAACATCAACTAAGTCGTCTAATCCCAAGTTGGCAATTACATCACTCAATGATGAGCCTGCATTACCAACACGACTATCAACATACTCTTTATTAGAAACTGTTTGCCATACTTCACCGTCATAATATTCTGGTGTTGTAATGTCAGATGCAAAACGAATATATCCAGCTGCACTAACCACTGGCCTATCAGCAGAAGGGCCTACTGGAAGCGCAACTGCCCCAGATGCTTCAATTTTCAATACACCAGAATCTGGTGTCAATGATTCAAGCGAGTGATTAGTTTTAATTGACATTAAGCTTTACCAGCAATCTTTTCTTGACTTCTACCGTATGCTGCCAATCCTAGAACTGCACCCATTGCAATGTGATACAATCCTGCACCTTGTAATGTTAATGGGCTCCATTGGCTAGTAACTTGGCCGCCTTGTACTGTTTGTAACACTGACCATAACACTGGAAAGATTACAAAGTCTGTTGCACAAGTGATCATGTAAATGAATGCCATCATTGGGCGCCATTTTGAATTAATAAAGTCGCCAAATTTGTCATTGGTTTCTAATGTATTTGTAGCACCTTGTACTGCAACTTGTGCAGCAGCATCTGCTACAGCTTTTGTTTTTGCGGCTTCGTCAGCCGAACTCCAACCGCCGGATGCAATTTTAGCATCGATACTTTTCTGCGCACCTGAACTCAATGGTGCGTTGGCTTCGCTGTCGTCATAATCATCTAATTTTGGCATATTAACCCTCCTATAAAACTATTTACCTGAGGATCAAGATTTTGATTTAAAGAAGGACCGAAGCTTACCGGATACTTCTGATACAAAGTCGTTACCAGTCTCTGCTTCTTTCCACTTTCCAATTGGACAGGATGTGTCTGCTATTGTAACTTTTAGATTGACTAAACAACCGCACTGTTTGCATTGTTTTGTACTTCTTTTATAAAATTCACACTTCTGGCAATGGCCAGCACGTTCTAGACGGACTTGCATACTTGTAAACATAGATTACTTACCCAATAGAAAAGGGCCCTAAGGGCCCTTTTCGTAAACTAAACTAACCTTGGTAGATTAGATGAAGCTTAGGTTAGCACTGTCGATTGCGATAGTGTTAACGTAGTCAGCAGCGTTACCTAAAGAAGACGCTGTGTTTGACAACTCAACATAACCGTAACGTGTCATGAAGGACACTGTTGGTTCGAAAGTTGCTGGGTCAAGAACAACACCAGAGCTCATCAATGGAATGTATGGGCAGTAGAATGCTGGAGCGTCCATTTCGTTGGCACCTTTGTAACCGATTAGCACTGGAGAAGCATCACCAGCGTAATGGTTAACATAAACGCGAACTGAACTGTTCAATGTACCAACGAACTTTGTGTTTGTTGGAGCTTCGAATGTACCTTCTGTTGTACGAGCAAATGCGCTTGTAGTAGCAGATTGAAGGATTGTCAATGCTGTTGGGGAAACTACGATGTAGTTACCAGCACCACGACGTGTACGGCTAGCGATGTCGTTAGCAGCACGGTTGATCAATACTGCAAGAGCAGCGTGTTGGTCACCAACGAAGTTGGCTTGACCAGAAACAGCGCCTTGGTCGTATGTACCATAAGCAGTACCAGCCAAGTTAATCAAAGAACCGATAACTTCTTGGTCGATTTCAGCAGTGATTTCTTGTGCAAGTGCAGCCATGATTTCTGCTTCAACGTCAACACCGTGAATGGCTTGTGCGTCTTGAGCAGCTTCAAATGTCCAACGTGCAGACAACTTACGGCTCTTAGCTTCAACAGTCTCTTTCAAGATCTGGATGTTCATTTTCTTACCGCCTTGACCTTCAAGAGCAGATGTAGAAGCACCAACACCAGCGGCAGAACCGGAGTATTGTTGAGCAATTTTGAACGGGCTTAAAGCTTCGTCGCCAGCAGCAACTGCGCCACCGATAACATCACCAGCAGCACCACCAGTGCGTTCAGCAGCAGCTTCAGCATAACGTACACGTAGTGTATGGATCTGAGAAACTGGGCCTTGCATTGGCTGAACACCAACTAATTCGTTAGCGATAGTTGTAGGCATAACACGACGGATAACAGGCAAAATAACCTTGTTAAGAACGCTGATGTTACCAGAAGCTGTACCACCAGCAGTGGCTGTTTCTGTCAAATAACGCTTTGTGTTTTCTAAACACACTTCCATTGTAGTCTTACGTTGACCACTTAGACCTTCTACCAAGGCTTCCTTAGTAGCAGACCAATTTTTAGCTTCAAATAGAGCTTGTGACATTTTTATGTCTCCTAATTAATTCTTAATACCAGCGAGTTTACGAAGTTGTTGAATAGTTTCATCTGCTTCGGCTGGGGCAACTGTATCAGCTTGTGCTGATTTGTTACCAGTAATCACAGTCTTCTGCGATTGTTGTCCTTCAACTAATTGTTTCTTCTCACGACGAACTTCTTCGTTTAGGACGGATGGCAAGTATTTCTGGAACGCATCTTTTAGCTTAGACGTATCTGTGCTTTCTAATAGCTCTTCCATGATGCCACGCTTGTCTTTAGACAATGGTGAGCATAGTTCTTGCATTACGCGAACTCGCTGTGCTTGATCTTCCGCAATGCGCTGACGACGAAGCGACTCGCTAATAACTTGTTCTTTTTGTGTTAGTGTTTTGTTAGCCTCTGATAGTTGATTTTGAATTTCGATAATCTGACGGTTAAGTTGGCTAACGGCTGTGCCATCTGCGAACTTACTTGCCATGAATTCTGTAGCAAACGCTTCCATGATCTTACGACCAAAATTGTTTTCCTTAGCTTCACGGATATCTGTTTTTAATTGTGTCATTTCTTTCTTGAAAGATTCAGTTACTAAGGCATTAACCTTTTCGCTTGCTTTCTTAACAAAAGCTGACTTTGTTTCGTTGATTGCTTTGCGACCTTCGGCTACTAATTTAACGCGAGCATTAACTAGTTTCTTGTGGTCTTCGTGCAATTCACTTAGTTCACCTGTTAATTTGCGTAAAGCAAATTCTTCAAGTTGACTAATTGCTACCTTAGATGCAGTACGATCTGCACGAAGTTCGCCAATTTCTTTTGCAAGAGTTTCTGTTACAAGTTTTTGTAACATAGCAGCATCTTCTTTGATCTTAGTAGCATATTTTGTACGCTGTGCTACTGCTTCTTCACGTAGTGCTTTTAATTCTGTTGCACCTGCAGTGATTGTATCCTGCATTAACTTATCCATTGCTTCGATAAGTTGGCCCTTGTCGTGACCGTAACGTGTAGCGAACTCTTCACGTAGTTCGGCTGTTACTTCTTCACGACTTTCGGCTAAGTGTTTTTCCCAAGCGGTGTTGATATTATCGCGCACCTCTTCGGAAAGAACTACTTGACCGAGCATTTCTGTAAACTTACTCATAGTAATCTCCTCAGACTTATTTTAGATTCTGAATGAATCTACGCACTTCGTTTTCCAAGTGCTTTTGTGCGGACCTATCGTAGGTCGCCGCATAGGCCGTATCCATTAGAGCGGCACGTCTACGACTGCCCATTACTCGTTCATAAATTGCTGTAGGATAGGCATCTGGAGCACTAGGTTGTGCTACAACGTCAACAGTCACGATTTCAAAATCGCTAACGTGTCCAGATTCATTTACGTTTCCGGATCCGCGACTGCTAACACCTAACTTAACACCACTTTGAAGTAATGTTTTGATAATGTTTCCCATAGGGGTTGGAATAAGTTTTAACTTACCAAAACCGTTTGCGCCGTCCATCCACATCTCAGTAACCATGTGACTTACTCGGTCAATGTTTACTTGTAGATCATCAGGATGGTCGGCTTCGCCTAGCACTGAGAAACCACTATCTAATCGTGTACGAATGCTCTCTACAGCACGGGAAATTTCATTTACACCGTAAGTACGACCATTATGGTTTTCTTTACCGCCTTGAATGAAAATTCCTTTCATGTAGAGATCCTTACCGCCACCGGAAGTTTCTTTAGACTCAATCACCATTTGTGCTTGATCAAAGCTTAAATTTTCACGTAGTGGCTGTAGGTTCATAATGATTAACCCTTGTTAGAAACTTTAGAGAAAGCTGGCTTAGTTGTACCACCCATGTCTTGTGCTTTTGGAGCACTAGCTGGACGTGTACCGCTAACTGTACCTTCTGCTGCGCCTGCGCCAAAGCTTACTGCTGGGCGGGCACCAACTGGGTTCTTACCGGCAACTGGACTACGCTTTTGATCAGCTTTGTCGCCGTTGTCTGGATTACTAACTTTTGTTAATTCTGCTGATTCTTCGATGCTTTCTGGCATTTCTTCACCAGTTTCTTCACCAGCTGCAAATTCGTCAGACGCTTCAACTTCTTCGCCTGAAACCATTTCTTCAAATTCTGCTTTTAATTTTGCCAATGCAGACTCAACGTCCATCATTGCATCTGCTACGTCAGCAGAGTCAGCATCAACTGGCATTGCTTCTTCAGCACCCATATCGGCACCTAAATCAGCTGTAGCTTCTTCGTCGCCCATTTCTGGAGCAAGCTCTTCGTCGCCTTCTTCAGTTAGATCAGATTCAACTTCTTCAACTGCGTCTGTAACTGCATTCAAATCTTCGTCTTCGAAGTTAATATCATCGGCCATGATGTCTTCATAGACTTGGCGGCCAATGCCAACATAGTAATCATGTAACAATGCAGAGGCTTTGCCCTCTTCTTTATTAAGAAGGTGGTCCAATGCTTGTTCAAGAACTGTTTTACTCATTTTTTTGTCTCCTTGCGCTAAGGGGCACATTAGAATTGTGCTTTACCAATAACTACTTACAGAAGGCGCAGAGAAATAGTACGGAAATGGTAGAAAAACCGCGTTTTTTAACTAGCGTTAATGAAAAAAATCCGCATCAAGTGCGGATTTTATTTTATACAGCAGGAGGTCTTGCGTACATCTTTTTTACAAATACAAGTCTTTGCTTGTTTTCGTAATCACGTAAATCTCTTACTTTTCGT